GGGAGTTGTTTAAATGGCACTATTAGTTCCAAATATTGGAGAACTTGAGTCACTCAGATACTTGGTTGCACAGAACAACCACACCGCAAGTCTTGCTGACCAGTCTCCCAGAAACCTAGTTTTAAAGCTTTTTACAAGTAACACGACTCCTGCTGAGTCAGATGTTCCTTCTGCTTCTGCATATTTTGAACCATATGGAATTGGCAATACCAATGCTTATGGATTTGCTCCTTATACAGGTTATCCATATTGTGTAAATAATAGAAATGATCAAAACTATACATCCCAAACTGGAATCCTTCTCAATGGATCTCGTTGGAGAATTAATCAGGTAGGCTCTGGAACAACTGCAACATATCCAGAACAAACCTTCACATTTACTGGAGATGCTGGTGATGTTTATGGTTACTATGTAACCAGAGCAAACAACATGCCAGTTTCAGTACAAGGTGTTGTACATGCAGCTGCAGTTGGAGTAGGAACTACCGTAACTAAAGGCGATAATTCGGATCCAGTGATTGGAGTTGTCGGCAATCTTTATATTACCGTAGACCCAGATCAAAGTGTTGACGATTTGACTCTTGGAATGGTTGTTGGTGGAAATGCAGGTATTCAGACTGGAACAAAGGTTATTGGAATTGACAGAGCATTAAAAGTAGTATACTTAGATAAGGCTCTAATTGACAACATCCAAGTCGCAACTGACCCATCTGTAACATTTAGTTATGGTAAAATTGTAGAAGCTGGCCACCAACTAGTTGCTGGAGACATTCTTTATATTGCTGCTGGCACAGGAAATACTACATTATCTTCTGGAACTTATACAGTTTTCTCTGTTCCTAATGCTAATGAGTTCTATACAACTCCTGCGTTAACTCCAACTCCAAATGCTACCGCAGGTTTAAGCAGTGCAACTCTCTATAGTTCTATTATGTATGCTGAAAGATTCACAAATGGTCCATACGCTATTCAAAATAACGGAGACCAGATTAAGATTACTCTAAATGTGGCTCTTGATTGATTTTATTTAAAAAATAATATCTTGATTGTAGATGTGGAGGATTGCTTTTTTATGGCGATCCTCCTTTTTATTCATATTCACATTTGTGGGTAAGTTTCAATGCGGGTATTTACTTATAACACTATTGATGGAATAAACTCTTTTTCTACTGATGATTATGGAAGCATAACATCGGGATCTATCTCTGCGTCCGAAGATTATTCCCAAATACCTGTACAATCATCATCAGAAATTCCATATGGAGACTTTCCTAATAATCCAAATAATTTTTCATCATCTTTACTAACTTTTGACGATAACTCTGGGCCAGAAACATTTGATAATAGTTTTACGCCTAGAGAAGATTATAGTTATATAACAAATGCTGGAACGATAATTCCATTTGGAAGCATAGCGAATAATGATGGTCTAGGTGGACAATCAGTAACTTATTTGGAGTCATTTACTCCCGTTCCATTAGTTCTGTCCGGAACATCAATAATTAATGTCAAATTTATTTGGGCAGGAAATGGAACACTATTTGAAATAGGCAGTGGATTAGAAAGAACTGTCAAACCTTACATAGCTTCTGGTACACTGCGAATCGATCAGACCGTCGCTGAGACGGCTTTAGAAAGCGTAACGTTCGATTATAACGAATCATCAATAGTATTTGATAATGCTCAAGATTATGGTTTAATTGCCGGCATTGGTACTGATGGTCCTCTTGATTTTGGACAGGTATCACAAAATGCCGGCAGTTCCGTAATTGATTATCAATTTGTACAAGATAATGTAATAGCCTTAGATACTCCATTTGGACAACTTTCTGTTAGTGGTTCCGCAGAATTCTATCCAAATTATAGGCTATACTTAGATGGACAAGCAATAGTAAAAGTCATCTATAACGAAGTCGCTGTTGGAGCAATAACATTTGCCGACTTTGGTAGAGAATCTAGAACTTATGTTTATGATGATACAAGTATTTACGATACATTTGATGATTATGGATCTGTTTCACAAAATCCAACTGTAGATGGTGAAGAATTTGGATCTGTTGGTCAAATATACAGCCCATTCACAGATTACGGTTTAGTTACTTTTCCATTACCTGCTGCAGCTGCAGATTTTCCTTTTGGTTCAATTTATATTTCATCTTTCTCTTCTGACAGAGAAATACAAGTATATGGTGTAGATTATGTAACTTCGGGTACTATTACACTATCTGGTAATTTGGTATATCCAGATGTCGATTATACCCCATCTCCAGATGGTTCCGGAACAATAACTATATCAGGTTCTGCGAATGATGCTTATTCTGCACAAACTCCAGAAGAAACTCAAGTTATTATTCTCTCAGAAATTCTAGGATTGGGTAAAGAATCTAGAACATATGTTTGGGATGATAGTAGCATTTATTCCAACGTTGAAGATTTTGGATTTGTAACTCAAATATCACCAACCTCGGAAGACTATCAAGATTTATTTTCTAATCTTCCTGCTGCTGGAATATCATATGGAGATATTGCCACTCCATTTGTACCTACAGCTAATGTTCCTCCATTTGGATCACTATTCTTTACTACATCCTCTGCAGATACCAGAGAAATTGCAGTATATCAGGACTTTGTACCTTCTGGATTATTCACAATTTCTGGAACACCATTATTACATCCAGAAGTAGATCTTACTCCACACTATGGTATCGAAAAGAATATTGGCATTGGAACAACTGCTTTTGTCTTTAGTGGAACTTATAGTAATCTTCAAGCTTCATTTGCTTGGCTTGGAACTGGAACTCTCTTTAGTCAAGATTTCGGTAGAGAGAGTAGAACTTATGTATATAATGAATTTGTTGATATTGATGCAGAAGATTGGCAGTTCATAACGGGCATTGCAACTGACTTTGCTGATCCAGGATTTATATCTGATATTGCAAATAATTTTGAAAATTATGGCGCATTAAATGTCAGTGGTGGAACTAAACCATTTGGTCCAATTAACATTGTTAATGGATTCAGTCCACAAGAACAATATTCTTATGCTCCTCTTGGAATAGGCAAATCTTGGAGTTACACAAGAAAAGGTTATATTGGCGATAATCCTGTTTACACTTTATCTGGAATTGCATCTACAAGAGAAATTGCCGTATATCAGGACTTTGTGCCTTCTGGATTATTTACAATTTCTGGTAATCTTGTACATCCAAATATTGATCTTACCCCACATTATGGTATTGAAGAAAATATTGGCATTGGAACAACTGGAATTCAGATAACGGGAACTTCTACTGCAATAGAGAAATTCATTGCAGAACCTTTAGTAAATACTCAATTATTTGTATACTCTTCTGGATTATTCATATCGACTTCAGATGTAAGATCCAGTGATCTTAAGGCCACTTATTCTGAAGTTGGTATTGGAACTCTTACCCTTTCTTCAACACTTTTAGAGTCTGATATAGATTCTTGGAATGGTTCTGGTTCTATTAATATTTCTGGAACAGGATTGGAATCATATTCTGCACAAACTCCAGAAGATACTGTACTATTTGCATTTGATGAGGATAAACGTGCATTATATAATCGCAATTCTGAATATCTAACTGAAAATCCACCTCCAATCATCATCACAAATACTCCTCTAGTTCATCCAGAGGTACGTCTAATACCACATTATGGTATTGAGAAGAACATCGGCATCGGAACCACAGGCGTTCAGTTTGGAGTTGGAGTAGGAACATTCCCAGATGGAGATGGAAACCCTCGTGACGCTAAAACATATTCCAATAGATATGGGTTTAGAATTGGTGATTTCAACTCTGGTTCTGGCATTGGTACATTTAAATTTGATCAAACTAACAATATTGCTAAGTATAGTCCATTAACTCCATACACTGGAACTGGATTATTTAATGTAATTACAGGATTTAGTCCACAAGTTCAATATCCTTATGCTCCTCTTGGAATTGGTAAGTCTTGGAGTTATACTAGAACAACTTATATTTCTTCTGGTATTGCAACAATTTCTGGAATTGCCTCTACAAGAGAAATTGCAGTTTATGGATATTATGGTAATGATGCAAATCCAGGAACTTCTGGAACTATATTCATATCTCAACAAACCTCACCAATTGTTGAAATTGAAATCAATAATTATGTTGGATCTGGAACAGCTTATCTTGGAAAACGTCAGATTCTAGGTACATTTGATTCGGAGTCTGATACATTTGATCAAACGGATATAACTTTCGATAATAATGGATCTATTATAATTGGATTTGAAATTAGTGAAGGTTCTTACACCGAAACGGATGCATATTTTGGATCTGGAACTTTAACGATATCGGCGTCTGCACAGGAAAGTTTCTCGCTACAAGATCAAGAAAATATTCAACTCTTTAGTATTTCTGGAACGAGTTTTGAAGTATACTCCGCACAAACTCCAGAAACAGAAGTACTTTATGTTATCAATGGATTCATTGAAGAATCGATCACTAATAGTTACGAAGGATCTGGATCTGCAAATCTTAGTGGAAATTCAAGTACATTCTATGTTCCAAATTATCCAGCCAGAGGACTATTCAGATTTGTACAACATAACGTAGATAACGATTATGATACATGTGATAGTGAAGAAATTACATCTGATAGTCAAGATTCTGCATATGTATCCTTTACTGCAAATCCTGAAGAAAATACAATCCTATTTGAATTTAATGGAAGTGCTATAACTGCACAATCCGATTTATATGAATATGTTGGATTTGGACTCTATACATTATCTGGAACATATCAAAATATTAAACTAACTCATTCCGAGTCTGGAATAGGAACAATATTTGTTACCAGTACTACTCTTGAAAGCGAGTCGAATGTTTATAGTGGATCTGGAAGTCTATTTGCTTTATCCGGTAAATCAGAGTCTTATTCAGTACAAACTCCAGAATCCACGATTATTCTACAAATCTCTGGATCTGCAACAACTTCTATAGAATCTGATTATCCAGTTGCTGGTATTGGACTATTTACGTTAGATGGAACTGCAATTACCTCTGAAATTGCAACATACTCTCAAGTTGGATCTGGAGTGATAACACTTTCTGGACAACTTGTATATCCAGATGTGATCTTTATTCCATCACCCGATGGTTTCGGTACAATTAATATTCTTGGATCTTCTAATGAGTCTCTTTCGAGAATATATGATGATACATCAGGAACTCTCTTTGCGTTCTCTTCTGGATTTGAATCATTTGGAAAATCTACTTATACTGGAATTGGAACAATTTATATTCAGGAAGTTTCTGGATCAACTATTAATAATCCATTCCAAATTCCAAGGACCTACGTAGTT